ATGCAAGGCTACTATTAACAATCCTAGTTATCATAAGATTCTTGACCAAATGAGACCCAACAAACCATTATATAAATTAATATACCACAAACGTCAAGGTGGTAGAGAGTACGTTATCATGGAAAAAAACGACTGGCTAGAGATTCTAGAGATGCTAGTTGAAAATAATATCTTAAAAAATTATTAAAAATAATTTTAATTATTCTTTGTATTTATTAAAAAATTTTTTAAATTTGATTATATTTAAAAATTAAAAATGAAAACAATGAAAAATTTAGATTTATATAAAGTATTAAATGAAATAAAAGAAGAACAAGGTTCTTGGGATTTAACTGATGAATTACAAGAATGCTTAATAGGTTGGGGTAATACAGAAACTGGAATAAAAAATTTCAATTTAATATTAAGCAACTACGATTTAGAAATAGAAGATTATATATAAAAGCTAAAATGGTTGCAGGGTGGTTCAATTCCACCCTTAGCTTCAATGCAATGTTGCAGGTTAAAAATGAAAACAATAAAAAAAATAAATGAAAGAGTATAGCAACTTTATGAATCAAAAAAAAGATTTAGAAGTAATGAAACAAAATTGCAGACAGTACATAGAATGGTCAACAAGTGAGTTTGAAGCTGATATGTGGGATGCGGTAGAAAATAAAATAAACAATTTAATTAAGTATTATGAAACAGATAAATGAAATAATGAAACATTCAGACGCTTATAAGCAACTGAAAAAAAGAAAAGAAACTTCAATAACTGAAGATGTCTTGTCAATAAAAGATTTAGCAGACGGTATATATGAAAGTACGTGTACTAAATATTTAAAACCACAATGGATGGAAATACAAAAAGACGATAATCCTGATATATGGGAAGACCATTTAGATACAATAGGCATAGACCCTAATTCTAAATGCGAAGCGGTTATCCTTAAAGTAGTTGCTTATGTAGAATGTGACCCTCCTATATATGTATAGTTTTATAAGAAGTATTATAAAAACATTTATTAACGTATGGCTCTGTAATAGAAATAACTGTTACAGAGTAGTACCGAGAAAAAATGGGGTTTGTAAAAATTGTAAATGTAAATAAAATGAAAAAGATAATAATAGAATTTTTATTCCTTGTAATGTTATTTGTATTAACTTGGATGAGTTTAATAATTATATAAAATGGAAATATCCGACTACATAAAAAAACATTTTTTAGATAGTTGTTCAGATAATATGCACGATTTAAAACATCGCAGACAAATAATAGAATTATATAAAGAACAATTAAAAGCTCTTGAGGAGTTTATTAATATTGAAGATGAAAGTTTAAAAAAATTAGAAGATGGGATTAATAAAACATCCGAATAGAGCAAAACAATTAATTGATTTTACAGGTGTACAAAGCGGTAACATATACCCTTCAGATATTGATGCGGTACTAGAATTTGATTCTAAATATTTGTTATTATTTGAATTAAAAAAAGTAGGAGTTCAAGTCCCATTAGGTCAAAGAATGATGCTTGAAAGAATTATTGATGCGTGGGAAGATAGTGGTAAGATTGGTAGTGTCGTTTATTGTGAACACGACACACAGTCTCATGAGACAATATACTTAAAAGATTGTGCGGTAGTTGGTTTATATAACAAAGGTGAATCTAAAGCGTTTAAAAAAGACCTTAGAGAGTTTCTATTCAGTTATGGGGAAAAGTATAATATTAAAAAGATAATCGCTTAAAAGCGTTTATTTCATTTTCATTTTTAGGCTACTGGAAACGGTAGCCTTTTTTTATCTGTTTCTAAAGTAAGCATATTGCATGAAAGGGTCAGCACTATCTTCAGGTCTTGAATTAAAATAACCTCTGTTAAAAGTAACATCACTAAATGCAGTTAAATTTTGTTGATTAGGTGTATGTGTTCTTATTCTATATCTATTCTTTGCTACGTTCCATTCTAAATTGTCAATAGCCATTTGGTCTTGATTTGCAGGTAACGTTGTGAAATTTAATTTAGGAAATGTTAACATATTTATAGGTGTTAAATAATTATCAGAATCTGATATTTTTCTATAAGTACCTTCATATCTTCCGTTGTTTGTACTCACATCTGCTAATCTTACTCTACACATCATAGTCTCTAAATCTTCAGTATAACTTCTATCAAAATGTCTATATGCTATAATAGGGCTACCTGATGAATTTACTAAAGCGTTACTGTAACCTGCATCTTCAATTTGTCCAAATCTAACATCTACTGGAGGCACTACACCACTATTTAATCTAAATGTTTGATTTGCGATATTTACTAAAGTAGAATAATATTCTAATTCAGTAGACGCTTGTAATTTAAACTCATCAAAATACATTCTAAAACTTGTTCCTAAAGGAAAGTTTGCTTCTTCAGGTTCATATAATTCAATTGTTAAAACTCCTGAAACTGGAACTGGTGTTATTTTAAAATTATACCTTACCCATTCATTAGCAATATCATTATTTATTCTATTAAAAGTTGATGTTGCAGTTTTCCATTCATTATCTTGTACAGACCAATATCTTGTGCTTCCACCACCGTCAGGAGTTAAAAATAATTTAAAGTATAAATTATAATTTAAAAGGTTACCATCATAAGTTGCAGGTTGGTCAGCAAATATTGAAAATTGAAAATTAAGGTCATTAGATAAAAAGGTGTTACTTAAATTTGCAGTATTGTTAGTAGCAATAATATTAGTTGCACCTCCCCCACTTACGTCATTGCCTATATTTATCATAGAATAACTTCCTTGATATGGAGTAATTCCATAAGTTGCGGTATCATCATCTATTGCAAATGTAGTTGCAGTATCAGTAATTGACCATGTGTTAATTGCATAAGCGTCAGCAGGTATTGAACCTGATGGTGCAGAAACGCTTTCAAAATTACCATTAGTAACATCTGATTGTATTGTATCTTTTATTCTAATATTAACTCTATTTCTTATTGCAGGTCTTCTAATACTTTTTACTAAATCGCTATTTAATGCTTGTATAGTATCTGCGTTTTGCGTGCTATTAATATTTTTTATTGGGTCAGCTATAGAGTAAGTTCCTTCATTAGAACCATTTTTGTCATAAGTAATAAATTCAGATGGATTAGATGAAGAATAATCTTGATTAAAAGATGATAGTGATAAAGCATCATTTGCTATAATAGTCCATGCACCTTCGTGTTGAAATATTCTACAATTAAACATTAACAATAAATTGTTTAAAATAAATTTTGCATCTAATGGATTACCGTTTTGATTTTGAAATGATTGTACATCATTAATAAATGTTTGAGCGAATGGATTTCCTTTTGCAGGAGTAACTGCTGAGGCAGAAGTTTGTTGTATTCTACATAAAAACTTATATGAAAAATCTAATGATTTACCAACATCTCCCTGACCATTTTCTAAATTTATTTGACGCATACATTCTCTTATAGCATCAAAAGCTGATGGTCTAACTGTAGATAATTCATAATCATATCCCTCAAGTGTACCTATTAAATCAGATGCGTATGCTTCAATAAGAAAAGGAAAAGATTGTAATGGTAAATTAAAAGAATCTTGTACTATAAATCCAGTCCAATACTTTCTATAAATATCATAAGTTTCTCCGCCATCAACTGAAAATATATCTCCACTTAATTTTATAATTGTTGCACTACTAACTTGTGCAACTGTAGTTGTCTCTCCAGTTGTTGTATTTATTACTACATCACCAACTTCTAGTGAAGTTGTAAAATCAACTGACGTATCTTTTAATCTATTAGCTACCGAATAAGCATCACTTGTACCATTTAGTTTTCTAGAAGAAACTACAACTTGAAATTCTCTATCATTACTAGGCTCAAGAAAATTAATACTTCCTTCTGCGTTCCATAAAAAATTAGCTAAATCCCAGTTAGTATTTTCTAATTCCCAAGCATCACCACCACTATTTTCATCTATATAAAATTGTAACTTACAAGAACTACCAATAATAGGATTAAAAAAATCATCGTCTTGTTGATATGATATTACTACTGGATTTGCACCTAGATTTAAATTACTAGAAACTAGACCACTATAACCGTCTTCATAAATCTGTAATAAAAACTTATGTTCATCAGGGTCAAAAAAATTAACTCTATATAATTCTCCGTATGCCATGATTATCCAGTTATTCTTGCTCTAAAATCACTTGCTCTTTCTAAAGCTAATATTAAGTCTTGACCTCTTAAAGTAAATTCTCCTTTACCTTTTGCTGATGTAGCACCCATCATTTGTGGTAATTTATTTAATGGTATAACCGCTTCAGATTGTCCGCCTTCTCCAATCATTGCCAACGTAGGAGATGTAACAATACCACCTTCTGCAAGACCAGGTATTCCACTTATTTTACCAAAAATAGTTTTAAAAGAACCAAAACCTAATGCTGAAGCAACGGCAGATATTGCAGTCATAATAGCAAGTTGTTTAATTAATTGTGCAATAACTTTTTTAATACCCTTTAAAAAAGAACTAAATCCTTCAGGGTCATTTAAAGCATCAAAAAATAAATTCATTCCAACAGAAACTATGTTAGAAATCATAGCAAATTGTTGTTGTGCTTTTGCGGTATCCTCTACAACTGATTTAAAATCTAATAATTTAAGTTTAGAAAAATCTAAACCCTCACCCATTCCTCTTGTTGTAGTTGTTAAAAGATTAGCAGTATCATTTAATAAAAATAATTCAAACTGAACCTCATTAGTTATTTCTGATAAGTCTTCAAAATTTGTTTTAAAAGCTTTATTAAATTCATCTAAAACATTAAATGTAGATTTAGGTGTTTTACCACTTAACCCTGATAAGTCTAATGTCGGTGTAGTTGCCATTTTAGGGGAATCAGCACCAACTGGTATTTTAGATAATTCTTTATTTAATTCCTTTGCACTATCTCTTGTTTTATCAAACTCTTTTCTTAAACCATCTAATTTAAAAAAATTAACTACATCAGCGACCATTTCTAAACCACTTGCTACAATAGGTAAAACTACTTCTCCTATTTCTAATAAAGACGTTGATAATCTAACTACTGCTTTATCAAACTCAGAAGCAGATGATTCAGCATCTATTTCAAATGCTTGACCAGTTGCACCTATTGACTTAGTAAGTGCATCAAATATTTGTCTTGTACTATCAGCATTAGCACCCATTAAATCTAATACTGCGGATAACGCTCTCACATTACCAAAGACTTGTGCCGCTGCTTCATCATTACCTTCAAACTCTTTTTTTAATGTTTCTAATGTTTTTAGTAAACCTTCTTCTCTAAGTTGTGTTCTTAATTCTTTTGAAGAAAGACCCATTTTTGTTAATGCTTCTTCTGCTTGTTGTGTAGGTTTTAATAACGATGCAAAAATTCCTCTTATTTGTGTAGATGCTTCCGCTGCATTTGTACCAGTTCTAGAAAGTGCCGCAAACGCTGCACCTACTTCATGAAACTCTACACCCATAGCTGAGGCTAATGGTAAAACTCGTCCCATTGATTGTGCTAACTCTCCTGCTTCTAATTTACCTTCACGAACCGCTGTAACCATAACATCGGTTGCTTTAGTTGCAGAAAGATTTGCTGAACCATAAGCGTTTAAAGCAGAAGTCGCTAAATCGGCAACTGTTTTAGTTTCACCTAATCCAACTTTTGCCGCTTTCATTGAAGCCTCTAAAACTTCCATTGCTTCAGCACCCCTTAAACCTGCTGAAGTAATAAAAAATAAAGCGTCACCTGCTTCATTAGCACTTATACCAGTATCTTTTGCTAAATCTTTAACTGATTCTGACATTCTATCAACCTCGTCTCCCGCAATACCTACCAATGATTTTATTTTAGTCATTGATTTATCAAATGTCATAGCACTTCTTACTGCTTGAACTCCTGCGGCAGTTAATGCACCAACAAAAACTAGCTTCATTGTAGAGGCTACACCTTTTAATTGTTGTTGAAATCCATTAACGGATTTTTCTGATTGTTTTATGGAATTACGGAAACTGGATGAGTCACCAGTTATTTTATATTCTAGTCTTTCTCTGCTCATAAGGATAATTTGTTAACAAATATAAATATTTTAATACTTACGTTTCTTTCCAGTTTTTTCTATCTTATCCCACTTGTCAATTACTTTGTTTAGTTCTTCTTTAGATAATGGTTTTGCTTGAGGCAAACCATCTCTTTTATCTTGTGGTAATTTGAATAATTTTTGAGGTTGTATTCTTTGTGATGCCTTTTGTGCTTTAAGATTTATCATCATAGTAGCGACATATCTAAGCCTCTCCCATTCTAGATTTTGTTGTATCTGATATGACTCAGATAATCTTATATTTTCATTTAATGTATTATTCCAAAATGTGTTTGGATTTATTCCACATTGACCAATGTAGAAATCAAGTATTAATTCCCAAGCGTCTTTATCTACTTTTTTTTTTGATTCTTAGAATTTCTTTCTATACCCATATTAAGGTCATTCCCTAATATTCTAGATTGTGAAAGGGTATTCATAACTTTGGTAAGTTGCTCTGAATCAAAATCTTCAAGCCAAGAGCCAACGTCATATATAGTATAATCAATAGTGTTTTTTTCTTCTTGGTCATAAGATATTAATCCTGAATATACTAATGCTCTAATCGTTGAAATGTTTATTCCTGAAGTGAAAAATTTATCTAAATCATTAAGACTGATATTTAGTGTCTCTGTAAAATGACACCAAAAATTCATAGAA